GTTGCAACTTGTTGCGGAACACGTGTGGAGTGGACTGAGATTCTGATCTCTTATGCGAATGAAAGTGAGCTCTTTTAAAGTGTATCTTAACTTAATTTGAAAAGTTTATTCTTTTACCTTCGGCCCATGCATTTCTACCTGAGCAAAGATGAGCTCTTTGAGTGTCTCTTAACTGTTGTCTTCACCCATGCAGGTCTACCTGAGCAAAGATGAGCTCTTTAAGTGTCTCTTAACTATAATTTTATAGAGTTTATTCTCTGTGAGTTGCGCTCTCAGGCGGGTTTTACGGTTTGCTCCGTTAATAAGGTAATAATTAAAATTTTAAATGAAATAGAAACCAGTTGATACAGTAGATACGTTCAAGCGATATGTTGAATTTGCTACGACCTTCAAACCTGATGTTAATGTAGCACCAGGACCAGTAGTTCTGACAGACAAAGTGTTGACAGAATTTGGGGTTAAAGAAAGATTGTTACCGCGTACATAATCGTAAGTGCAGTTAAAAGTGGTGAAATTAACTGGGTCGGCAACATCCCAATTCAACATGGTTTGAACACAGACGTATTCAACACCAACTAGTAGATTGTTAAAGTTTAGGACGGATCCTACTCCAACGTTCTGAGTCATAGTAATGGTGTTCTGTTGAGTGATGTTAGGGGCTGAAAACATACCAGTTCCTACAGAAGCAGTTCCGTCAATGTCCAGGACAGAGCCTGCCAGAGTTAGTAATTGCTTCTTATAGAAGGTAATGTCGTATGACACCCAAAGTTCTCCTAAAATTTCTCCAGCTACTGAGCAACCTTGAACTGCGGTTTGAAACCGGCCCAGAGACGTTGCCGTCAATGGAGCACCATTACTTGTCGAAGTGTATAAGACGTTGGTGGGTCGTTCATTAGGGTCGCATTCAATACCGTGGGACAAGCCGTTTGAGGGCTTAGTCGAACAGGCGTATGCTGAGTTTTCCATCTCTTGTTTAGAGGAAAAATCAGGGTCATAAGGGTCATAATCAGTCGCGAAAATAACAGCTCCTAAAGCTTGAGAAGTGCCGTTGAATTCAGAGGAGGTACTCACGAACTCAAAGACGATTCCGTTAGGTTCCCATTGATCGAATAGTGGTGCGATCTTGGAGAGCCAAGGAAAAGTGGTGGGATCAGTTGGGTTCAGGTTCTTGACCGTATTAGAGAAGAGGGTTGAAGACTCAATGTTAGTTAAGAATTCGCGTTCAATAATACGGGTCCCGCGTTTACCATCTTGTGTAAATTTGGGAACAACAGTGCCGGTATGTCCAGAACTCATTAAAGAGTTGGACTTTACAGCATAGTCGCCATGACCAAAATATTTAGCCAGGCTAGAACCTGCCAAATCACCAAGATCGCCTTGGCCCACGAAATTACCGAGAGTACGGCCAATGGTGGCGGCAGCGTTAGCCTTGGAAAGTGGGTTCTTAACCAAGGCCTTCTCGAGATGATCGATCTTTTTCTCAATACGTTTAACAGGATCAGAAATAGCAGAAATAGTTGTAGAATAATCGCCGCGACCAGAAAATTTCTGTGAGGAAATAGTTGGTTTGCGACGTTGGTTTCGTTGTTTTGTCTTTTGCATTTTAATTTTAATAGGTTTAATATGTTTTTGGATTTTAAATAAATAATAGTGTACAGTTTTATACAAATTTTTCACCTAGGCCATCACTGACTAGGTGCATTCTCCTGCAACAACAGTCGAAATTCTTCGTACCGAGGGTGATGATGAAAGCAGGGGTCGTAAGCTGTTATTACCTCGTTGTAGTGAGCGAGCCCTAAGGCTCTAGCAAACATACAATTGGCAAAGAACTTCTCGATGTTCTCCTGGTAAGCTTTTCCATCCAGGTAAACTGTGGAACAGAAATCATATCTGTCACTCTGGATAGCGTGGTCCGTAATAACGTAACCTCGCTGAAGGTAAGCTTCTTCAACCGCGCCCAAGTTGTTATCCAGGTTGTCG